GGCAAAAACATGCTCAACGGCGGCGCGGACCTTTGAGCGCCTTGCATTGGCTCTGGCTATCCGTTCAGGTGAAGCGGCCCAAGAGCTTTTGTAGTGCGAGACAAGAGCTTTTGTAGCACCGCTGCATCGCTGAGAAGGCCTTAAACAGATCCTTACAGGCCGCTCAAACACTTTTGTGGAGGCGCCGGATTGACCGCGACGCTGGAATGCGGTGCGGCGCCGTCCTGCCTACCGACCCGGCGCAGCGCAAAGCACTCGGCCGGACTTTGCGTGCAGCCACCGGGGCACTCCCCGCTGGCAATAGGTAGTTCGTCGTTCTCGCCAAGAAAGCCGACACCGAAGAAGGGACATGCACGGATTATCTGAACCATTGGATAGCCTCCGCTCGTCCCTCAGGCGTTGTTAAGTGAAGTTCTCCAGGCGCCCCATTCAGCCTCCAGGTCGGTCAGAAACTCGACATTCTCGCCCCCACCGACATAGACGGGAAACACCGCCAGCGCCGCGATCCGGCCAATCAATGCGTCCGTTCCGACCGGACCATAATTGCCGATCTGAATTTTGCGCGCGTTGGGGTGTACGGGCAGGTGGTAAATATTGTCGAAAACCCCGACGCGAAGTCCATTCTGAATAATCTCCCCGCCAGGCGCGCTCCCTTTCCATGTGAAGATGCCCAAGTGCCAGCTCGCTGTGTTGGTAAGGGCGTTCGCAAACATATCCTGCCCTCCAACACCGAACCGCGTCTGAAGGCTAAGATTGGCATACGTCCTATCGACAAACGCAGCCAGCATGTCGCTCCCATAAGGCGTGGGCGAGCCGAACAACCCGCCACCGAACTGACCGGCACCAGCGCCCTGGCGAACGAGGAGCGCGACAGTGGCGGGCGTCCCGCTGGGCGGAAGCCGGTCCAACTCCAGATCCGCAGCCTCCCGCAGCGCTTGGCCGTTGGTGCCAGTGAAGGACAGCGAACTGAGGCCGTCGCCTTCCTCGACAATAGCAACTGGCGCGCTGACCGGCGAAAAACTTGCGCTACCGATCGCGTCCGACCAGGCGCGCAGTTTGCCCGTGCCATCGCTCGATTTGAACTCCGCTTCCGGCGTTAGGTACAAGCTCGGCCCATAGCGCAGGATGCGCTTTTGACGCGCGGTGGAGGTGTCCCGGTGGGAGCTGCGAAAAGGAAGTTCAGCGTTAATGTAGAAACTATAGGACATGACTTTTCCTTTGTCAGTCAGGGGCGATTGAGGCGAAGGATAAACGCGGGCAGCCAGTCATATTGAGGGGCGCCGTCGTATATCCGGACGTGGGCCGCATTGTCGCGAATGGTGCCGCGCGCGCCATAGACTGGCCCATCTGCATCATACTGATCGGCATTGCGCAGCAGCGCATAACCAATCTTGCAGTCTGGGCCGACGGGCTTTGCGGAGAGATTGATGATGATGGACAGGCCGCTCAACACTACGGAGACGATGGTCGGTGGCGCTTCCGATCCGTCGTCGAAAAGGAAGCCTTTGTTCGCCAGGCCATCCGTCGCGATCGCGCCCGACAAATCCTCTACCAGCGCCGTACCCATTGAATTGCAGTTGATAGTGATCTGATTGCCTGCAGCGTTGCTCCACCGCGCGGTTAGCGCCTTGAGGCCATGCCAGGTAGCGCCCAGCAATTCGGCCATAGTAGCACGCGCGCACTGCTGGCCTGTCGAATATTTGCCCAGGTTTCCCCGATGAATATGCGTGTCGCCCAGCACCGCTGATCCGGTCATCGGATACTGGTAAGCGGGTCCGGCCAAGACGAAACCATCTTCGCGGTCGAGGTTGACGAGAGCCTGCCGGACCGGCTGATCCCACGGTGAAGCACCCGGCATCATGAAGCTCGGCTGGATCATGACGACCAGAGGGTCGGATACTTCTCCCGTGATCCGGCGGATGATATCCCCGGCGTCACGACGCAACTGACGCAGCTGCCCTTCCATCCGTTCGACCGTCATGCCCGCGAGCGCCTCATCGCCTTCGCCGCCAGCCCAGTCGATAACCGTGCGAATGTCCGTAAACCCGCGCACTCGCAGCTCTTTCACAACCTTCGCAAGGTCAGTTGCCATAGAGCCAAAAGCAAAAGTCCCCTTCTTGTTACCGTTGTAGGGGATTCCACCGATGGCGATCGACATCCCCACCACGGTCGGCAAATCGCCCCAGGCCGTGTTCCAATCGCGAATAAAATGGTTGACCTTGCCGCTTACCGGCGTTTCACGTTGCCGGTCGGCACCGCCCCCCCGATTAGCCTCATTTTCGATGAGTGGGACGAGCGCGCCGCTGCCAAATTGCGCCGTCGCAGTACGCGGCCCAGCGTCGAGCATCAGCGCGTTGTTCGGATAGATAGGCGTGTCGCTGATCAGAGCGTCGGCCGCGTTCTGATTTTCTCCATCCACATTGCTTTGCCCCATCCAGATGAAGATATACGCGGTCAGGCTACCTTCTGGACGCGCGAGCAACTCTTGCTGGCCCGGCGTCCAGGGCTGGCCTTTATATTGGACAGCAGGCGGAAGGGGCGCAAAGAACCGCGCATTTTCTCGTTCCAGTTCATTGCCTACGAGCGTAAACGAACCGCCGCGATGCCCCTTCCCGCTGATTACGTCACCTTCTTCATTGACCTTGAAGAAGCGGAGGGCCTCACCATCGACCAAGCCCGGCGAAATCGCAGGCTCACCGCCGCCTGCTACGGGATAAGGACCGGTTTCTGTGTGTTCGACGAGACGGCCCCTGTAATCGTAAAGAGCGTGCCGCTGTCCTGAAGGCGTGGTGAAGCCGACGATCGGATCGCCCGGCCGCGTAATCGTGGGGCTGTTACGCATGGTGAATCGCGCGATCTGCTCGGCACGCTCGTCATCCGTCATGACCGATACCCAGGCATCCGTTCCGGCCGGGCCGGCATTGCGCGTCCACACGAAGTCGCGGCTTGGCGGCCCATAACCGCCGCCTTCAAGAGCGGTAGCATTGACCACGCTGCATCGATCGCCGAGATCAGGACTGATCTCGGCCCGCTCTTCGAAAGACGACACGCGCCAATAGCCGATCGCGGCCAGGGCCGGCGCGACCACGTCCTCAATGATGGGCGCAATCGCATCCTTCAGGATCGCTGCATCCGCATCATTCAAACTTTCAATCGCCTTCATCTTCTCAGTCTCCAAGGGTGATGATTTGGCCGGCCAGCGTGAGCGGCTCGCCGCCCAGGGTGAGCGACGGGATGCTGGTCGGGGTCACGACTTCCGCCGGCTCGACGGCCCAGTCTTCGACGGTCAGCTGCCAGCTTGTCTGGCGCACATTGCGCCGTTCGAAAGCGCGCAGGCCGGTAAGCGCGCCGTAATGGATGCGATTGCGCAAACCCGTCGTTCGGGCCGGGTCTTCCACCACCAGGATCGGCCGGGACTCGCCAACGACCAGTTGCATTTCGTACAGCTGGTCAGCTTCATCGACGCTCAGGTCGCCGAGCGTCCAGCCATAGGTGGCGTAGCGCACGCCCTCGACCACTGCGACGCCACCCGAGGCGAGGCGCGTCACCGTCCCCGTGTCCTTCACGCCTCGCCCGGCCCCCCATTCTTTGTTGAACCTGGGCTGGAACCGGCTGCTCACGATGAGCGCGCCAATCGACATCGGTTCTGCACCGGCGGGCTGGATGATGCTGACACGGACATAGCGCACCAGTTGCTCGTTGCCGATCCAGAGCGCGTGGCTCAGCGTGCGCCTGGCCCATTTTCGATCAGGGACACGCAACGGCTGCGCCTGCATGATGACCTGATCGGCATAGCCGCCAAGGCCGCCGCTGATCGTCCAGATTGCGGCCGGCGACGCATGAAACATGCAGCCCAGAAAGACCGTGTCCACGATCCGCTCGGCGCCCAGGTCGATGTCGATCGACACTACCGATCCGACCGCATCGTCGAGCCACGCTTCGCGCGGGTCGGCGGTGAGCAAATTCTCCGCGCCGCTGCCGCGCGAAGCGCTGATTGCGGCGATCGGCAAAGGCTCGGCCATGAGGATGTTCGCCATCGCTCAGAGCCTCCGCAACACGGAAACGCGGCTGGTGCCGGCGGCCAGCGCGTCTTCCGCGCCCAGGACGAACACATCGACGCCCGCCTCATAGCCAAGCTTGCTGCCGGTGATGGTGATGACCTGGCCGCGATATTGCTCCCAGCGCCCCAGCAGCAAATGGCTGTCGATCACCAGCGGCCCGCCCATGAAGGCCAGCTGGCGCGCGGCTTCTGCCTCGGCGTCCGCCTTGGTGGCGATCGTGGTCTGCCGTTCCTTGGTCAGCGCGCTCTCGCCCCAGCGCGCATCGAGCACGTCATCCTTGGCGAGGGTCCAGAGGCAATCGGCCATCAGCCACTGCGCATAGACGGGATCGACCATGGTCATGCTGCCACCTCGATCCACGCGTCGCCACGATACTGTCCGACCAGGGAAATGCGCGCGCGACCGGTGGGCGCGGCGATGTCCCGATCTGTGCCGATCGATCCGTCCGGCAGGGACAGCCAGGCGCCGGCCGGCGCATCGATCGACACGCGGTCACCCGCGAGCGACGCAGCGATCGGCGCATCGATGCGCGGCGCGAAGGACCAGCCATTCCACCAGTGCAGGCCGGGATCGACGCCCACGGGCGCGGGCCGGCGGTCCAAATGGGCGGGCGGCATCGATGCCGGCGACGTGGTCACCATCACGATCGCGCCCGAGGCGGGATGGATGAAAGCCCAGCGCTTCATTTGGAAAGCCGCACGGGGATGACGATTCCCCGCTCCCATGTCGGGTGGCCCACGACATTCTTGGACTGGACGGTGTAGACATTGGTGCCGTCGAGCGGCGCGGGATCGAAGAATGGCACGGTATAGGCGGTGTTGCCGCCCCCTTCGAACAGCAGATAGCCATGCTCGGCCGGCAGCAGCGCGGTGCCGTCGCCGCGCATCATGCGCAGCGACACGCGGTCATTGTCGCCGCCGGTGCGGGTTCCCACGACGGTCACCAGGAACACGGCCGTGGTGTCGGTGGCGCCGGCCGGTCGGGTGAAGGTGGTCGACAGCGAGACACCCATATAGGCGAAGTTGCGCCACACATTATCGTCGTCGCTGCCTACCGACGCCCCGAACAGGTCGAGCAGCGCGAAGTTGGACTCCGTCACCGCATTGTCCAGGATCGCCGATGTGTTGACCTGGTTCGCCGCGACCCCGCCGCCATCCTTGATCGTACTGTCCACATCATCGGCCGTGATGCTGCCCACCGGCGTGCCGCTCGGCGCGCCAAGGGTCGATCCGGCTTCAGCGGGCTGAAGGTCCTGGGCGGGCGTGCCGTCGAGATAGGCGACCTCATTGGCCAGCACGATCGCGGCCAGGTCGCCGCGCGCCATGCGGCTTTCGTTGCGCCGATAGCCGAGCTTGCGGGTGGCGACCGGGCGAATGACTTTGGTGCGAGACACGTCCTCGCTGACCGCGCTGGCGACGCTCGCGCCCCAGGCCCACGGGCGGATGAGTATCTCGCCGGTCGGCGACAGCAGCCAGAGCAGCGAGACGTTCGCCATAAGCTCGTCGAGCATGGCGGCGACCGTGGTGGTTTCGTCCTTCACTACCCAGCCCACCGGTGCCGGGCGCAGGCTGTCGGCCGCGCCGACGACACCGGCCGCGAAGGCCGGGCCGCCCAGCTCCTGGACCAGGCGCTCGGCAATGGCGGCCGTGGTCTCGACATAGCCCGCGCCGATCTCGCCCAGGACATCGGCATGCAAGTCGCCCGAGGGTTCGGTCCACCATTTGATGCTGGCGATCGACGGGCAGACGATGCCGCCGCCCGCTGGCGCGACCGCCGCCTGGAGCGCGGCCAGCGTATCTTCGGCGGTTCCAGCCCAGGCCATGAAGGTCAATTCACCGGCCGGCGATCCACGATCGCGCACCGCGCTGATCGCTTGCAGGGGGCGGCGCGGATCGGCGAGGCAATAGATATTGTTGGCAGGGTCCATCGGCTCGGCCTGACGGTTCCACACCCGACCGAACAGCCGGTGCTTGAGCTTGTCTTCCCAGTCTTCCGGGCCTTCCAGCCCGCCGGTGCCGAGGTAGCGATCCTTGAGCAGCGGCTTTTTGAGGTCGGCGGCTGGGTCGGCGAGCGCGATCGACAGCTTGCCTTCAGCCGTGCTGATCTCCAGAACCTTGCCCTGGACGAGTAGCGGCGGCAGCGTGCCGGCCGCGTCTTCGGGACCAGCCCGCAGGATGATCGGCGCATCCGGCCAGAAATAGCCGGCCAGATTGGCGAGCACGGCCTGGCGACCAGGCGCATAGCTGATCGTTGCATTTTCCGGGACCGTGCCGCCCGAGATTTCCCCATCATAGTCGATCGTCGCGCTGATCGTGGGCAGCGCGACGATCCCCGCGCGCCAATGCTCGCCGCCATAATGATAGGGCCGCGCGCCGCCGCCGCCCGCCAGGCGCACGATCGTCAGCGCGCCATCGGCCACGGCGCGCAGGTGGATTTCCGCAAGGATGATCGTTGCCGCCATCAGCTGTTCCTCGCCAGCGCGGCCGAGTTGAGGCCGGTGGCGCTCGCCACCACGCCCTGACTTTTCGCAACCAGTTCACGCAGCAGAGCGATGACCTCTGCATTCTGGTCGTTATTTTCGTCCAGTGCCTGGTTCGTGGTCGCCAGCGCCGGATCGCTGCTGGTCGTTCCGCCCGATGCCGCCGTGATCTGGGCATTGGCCGCCGCGATCGCCTTGCGGGCCTCGTCCAGGATCATCGCGCGATCGGCCGCATATTGCGCCGTCGAGCCATAGGCATCCTTCGAAACCGTATTGAGCTGTTCGAACAGGCTGGCCAGCGTATCCGACGCGCCATCCTTGCCCGCCGCCAGGTCCGCCTTGGCCTGCTCGATCTCGGCCAGGATCGCGTCGCGCTGCTCCAGCGCCGTGCCCTCGAACAGCGACCCGCTGGTCATTTCGTCGACCAGGCGCTGGAGACTCCCGACCTGCTCTTCCAGCAGGCTTTCGACCAGGGCGGCGCGATCTTCCGCGTTCTTCTTCTCGATCGCGGCCACATCGAACCCATATTGGGTGGCGATGCGCACGCGTTCCTTCGCGGTCGCCTCGAACGACTTGAACTCGTTGGCGATCTCGGCCCCAAGCCCGCCCATCAGCGTCTCGATCTCCGAAACCTTCAGCGCCTCCTCCAGCGCCTTGTCCAGGTCGGGCGAGGATTTGAGCGCCTTGTTGACGGCCGCTGAAAGGCCTGTGACAGCCCCTTGGGAAACCGCCAGCTGGATCGCATAGGCGATCGCGCCTTCCTGATCGTCGTCAAATTCCTTGGCGCCCTTCGCCACCTTCAGCGAGCCGGTGCCGGTGCGCACGCGCCAGTCGCCATGGCGTTGACCGATGGTGACGTTGAACGAACCGATCGCGCCGCCCAGCTGCTCGGCGATCGACGACAAACCATCCTGGACCGACCCGGCCGCGCCCGAGGCGGCGGCCTTGAACTGGCTGCTGTTGCCGCTCAGCGTGGCGTCGTCGGTGACGTTGGTGATGTTGGCGGCGCCGGTTTTGGTCTTCTTGAGCAGGCCGCCGATCGCGCCGCCCAACAGCCCGCCCGCGATCGCGCCGATCGGTCCTGCAAACTGGCCAAGCGACCCCAGCGCCGAACCCAGCAATTCCTTGCCCACCGCGCCGCCGATCGCACCGCCGATCGCGCCGCCCGTCTTGCTGCCGGTCAGACTGCCCGCCGCATAGCCCAGGCCAGCATTTTGCAGCGTCTTGCCGAACGATCCCTTGGAGCCGAACACCTTGTCCAGCGATCCTTCCAGCGACTTGCTGACCGACTTGCCGATCGCGTCGGCGGCAACGCCCTGCGCACTGGCGCTGGCGCCGCCGGTCGACGGCAGGGATGCGCCGTTCAGCATCGCGGCCAGCGGGCCAGTGCCGAACAGCGTCGCCTGGATCGCGGCGGCGGCGATCGTCTCGGCCAGGCGGCCGATCACGTCGCTCGCCTTCTGCCCGCCGACCGCGATCGCGGCGAACGCATCCACGGCCATATTGCCCAGCTGCTCCTGGGCGCGGCGCGCTTCCTCGGTGGCGCGCGCCACTTCCTGGGTGGCGTTCTTCTCGGCGAGCGCGCCCGCGATCCGCGCCTCGGCTGCCGCCCGTTCCTCGGGCGACAGCGCGGCCAGCTGCTGGCGATAATTGAGCAGTTCGCGCTGGACCGGGTTGAGGACTCCCAGCGCGGCGGCTTCGTCGTTGATCGACTGGACGATCTTGTCGATCGCGCCCGAGGCGTCGATCGCGGCCTGCTCCTGCGCGGCCATGTCCTTGATGCCCGACACGTCGAGCGACTTGCTAAGATAAGCGGCGCTTGCCTGGGCGCGATAATTGGCGGCGTCGTCGGCGCTGATCTTGCCCGCGTCCTTGAGCTTGGCGATCCGCTCCAGTTCTTCGGCATAGTCGGCCGCCGCTTTGCGCGCGGGATCATAGCGACCGATCACGCCTTCCAGATCAGCCTTCAGCTTCTTGGTCGCCTCGGCCGCCGCGCGATCGGCAGCGCTGGCCGCGCTGCGCGTGCTGGACAGCGACTTGCCACTGGCGCTGGCCTTCTTTTCGGCCTCGCTGACCGCGTCCAGGGCGGCTTTGCGCTCATTGTCCAATTTGATCTTTTGCCTGGAGTACTCGGCTTCGCTCAGGTCTTCTCGACGACGATCAAGGCTAAACAAGCTCCGGTCATAGTTGAGATTTACTCGCGCACGCGGGTCGGTAGCGGCAGCAATTCCACGGTCCACAAAGGGACGGCGTTTGGCAAGAACCTCCTTCTCCCTATCCGCTAGGTCGCTCTCCGCCGCAGCCAGTTCTTTCCGCAGGTCAGCTACCGCAGCGTTTGCACTCATCAGCGCGGCTTGCTGAATAGCCTGACCCGGTCCTGCTGGCGACCAGCTGGGAGTTTTCTTTTGCTCCGCGATCGCCGTTTCCAACAATGCCTTGCGAGATTTGACTGCCTCAATCGCAAGGGTGCGGTGCGCCTCGGCATTGGCGAGAGCGGCCATTTCGGACGCATATTGGGTCTTAATTTCCCTCGCGAGCGCATCGTTCAATGCGTCGATCTGTTCGGTCAGGGAAGCTGCGGCATCTTCCTGCTGCCCCAGGGCATCGCTACCGCTCAACGCCTCGGCGGCGAAGCCGGACAGAAAACCGATGACGGCGGTCAGCGCCAGAGACAGGCCGCCGGTTAGGATCGCTTCCACCGTCGCGGCGGATACGCCGAACCCGCTCATGGCGGTGGCGGCGACACCGCTGGCCTTGGCGATCGCGCCCTGGGCGGCCGAGGACTCCAGTGCGCCCTTGGCCATGTCGCCAAGCTTGCCTTCCAGCTCGCCGGCGAGCTTGGAGGATTCCTTGGTGGCGCCGCCCATATTGTCGAGCGCACCGTCCAGGCCGAGCGCGCCGCTGATCGCGTCCTTGATGGCGCCGCTAGCGTCAGACAGGATGCTGCCCAGGAACCCGGCATCCTTGCCCGCATTGCGCGCGCCAGTGCCGATATCATCCAGGGCGCCGCCCAGCGCCTCGCTGGTGCCGGCCGCATCGGCCGCGCTGCCGGCGATGTCGCCGATCGCGCCGTCCAGCGCGCCGATCGCACCGGCCGCATCCTCGGCGCTGTCGGCAATGCCATCGACCGCCTTGCCCATCGCGTCGGCGGGCGCGGTCGTATCGGCGGCGGCCTTGCCTGCCTTGTTGACCGCATCGGTGAGCGCATCCACCGCCGCCTTGGCGGTGGCGCTGTCGCCGGTAATGATCAGGGATGTCTTGAAGCTCATCGCCGCGTCACCCGCGATAGCCGTTGAGGGTGGCGCGCGCGGCGCTCTCCATCACGCGCAGCCAGGCCCACTGGACCGGCGACACGGCGATCCCTGCTTGCTTCAGCCCGGCCCGCACGCGCGCATAGTCCAGCCCCTGCCAATAGATATGGCCGGACGGCATGGCGATCATCTGCCACTGGTTGCTGATCGCAAGGAAGGCCGTGACGATGGGCATATTCTGGGGCCAGACCGGGAATCCCGGCTCCTCTTTCGACAAATCTTCGATCGCTTCGGCGGGGAGGTCCCATGCCTCAGCATCGGCGGCGGCTTCGGTAAGGTCGGAGGAGCCGCCACGCGCCCAGTGGCGCGCGGCGTCCTTCAGTTTCCCCCCTGCGCGCCCGCGACCGCCTCGAAATAGGTGCGGGCCAAAGCCTTGCGGACATAGAGCTGGCCAAGCAGCGTATCGCGCAGCTCATCGCTGTAGCTGATGGTCTCGCCATCCTTGTCGACCAGGTCGGACATATGGGTCACGGCGCGCTGCAAGAATTCCTTCGATCCCTCGCCGCCGCCAAGATCATATTGGCTGACCTCGCTGGTCGGGATGACGTTGAAGGTCGCCTTGAAACTCTGATCCTTGAAGCCCCCGTCGACGGGGACCTTAACTTTGACGACATGAGTAAAGGTGGGATTGGGATCGACGACGAACATGCTGGGGAGTCCTCTGCTGGTTGGTGGGAGGCGGTTTGTCTCGGCCCGCCTCCGGTATCTGGCTCCCCAGCCGCCAGCCCGGACGCCAGCGACGGATCATCACCCCTCTCGGGGTTTATTGCGTGATCAGGTGATCGTGATTTTCCACTGGTCGTTGCCGGCGGTCGGCAGCGGCACGAATGTCAGCGGCCATTCCTCGACTTTCTGATTTTCCTGGCTGCCGGCGAAGCGGCCCTGGACACAGGCATTGGCCTGGATGTCGACGATGCGGCCCGCGATCGTGCCATGCTTCACTTCGATCGGAACGCGCGGCGGCTCGGCAGTGATCGATCCGGCGCGCTCCACCGGGTTGTAGGTGGTGAACGGCACGGCCTCGACCGTCATCGAAATGCTCTCGGCCTTGTCGACGATCAGCACACGTTCCTGGTTGAACAGCATGCGCGTCTGGACATCGCAGCCGAGGTTAAGGCTGAAGTCCAGGCCGACGAACGGGATGCCGTCGATCGTGTAGACCGGCGTGGTCGCCTTGCTGGCGGCCTGGGGCTTCTGCCATTTGGACAGGTCCACGGTCGGGCGAACCGCCACAGCCGGGATCGTGAACAGGCCGGTGATGGTGACGCGCAGGACGGGAATCCCCGCCGCGTTGACGGTGATCGTGCCGGTCGCCCTGCCGCCCAGCAGCACATAGCGATTGGTGCCGATCATGAAATAGGCGGCGACGCTCTCCTGCCCATCGGTGATCGGCGTATATTCGACCTTCTCGCCCACGGTCAGGACTTCGGCCGCGCCGCAGGCACGGATCAGCGGCGACCAGGCCGGCGCGACGCCGAGCGTGCCGCTGCCCACCAGTTCAACGTCGCCGGTCAGAACGCAATAGAGGCCGACGTTGATGCTTTCCTGGGCGCCCTGATAGGGCAGCTCCAGATTGCGGCTGACTTCCTGCCCTTCCATCGGTTGGAACTGGACATTAGTCATCAGCATCGCGTTCGCCGCGCCGGTCGGCGTGGGATCGACACCATAGGCATTGAGCGGTTCAGCCTTGATCAGGATGATCTTGCTGTTCCAGCGAATAGGTTCGGCCACTTACGCCTCCAGGTTACGGGTCAGGGTGCCATCGGACTGGCGGGTGAAGCTGCCGCCGGACATCGGCCGGTCGCGGCCATCCTTGTCCTGGGCGAAAATCGGGTCGGGCATCGTCGGCAGCGGTGCGGCGCCTTCGTCGGATACGGGGGTCAAATTGAGCCGCGTATCAGCATCGTTGGCCGTCGCTTCGGGCTTCTTGGTCGCCATCATCAAATCCTCAATTGGTCGTTCAGACTGAAGTCGATCTGGTAGGTCAGGAGGCCGGTCGACAGGCTGATCAGCTCACCGCGCGCCAGGCGAAATTCGCCGACCGTCTCGCCCTCCAGCCAGTCCGACTGGGGCGCCCAGCCGACGATCGCGCGGATCACGTCATTGCGCAGCGGGACCAGGGCATCGGTCATCGTGCCGCCGGTCGCGTCGCCGGCCGATCGCAGGAACAACACGATGCCCAGCGTCTCGGCGATGTCCTGCTTGAACAGACCGCTCATCGCTTCGACCGCGCCACCGCGAATCCCCAGCGGTAGAACGAACGCGGCCGGGCAGACCTGCGGCGCCTGGTTGCGGGCCATCAAATCCGACAGGCTTGCGCCTGGCTGGATGCGTCCCCCCAGCGCCGCGATGTCCGACAGCCGATCCTTGACCGCCGCGAACATCAGATGAACCCGCGCATGCTTTCGGGCGTGAGCGGACGTTCACGATCGATGAACTGTACCCCGCTCGCGCCCGAGGACGCCGGCTCCACCCCCGCCGCGTCCAGCTTCACCGTGCCGCTGCTGATGTCGCGCAGCGTCCGGATGGCCTGTTCGTAATCATCCTTCACCTTGGGATCGGGCGCGAAGGCATGAAGCTTGTAGAGCGCGATCGACAGCGCCAGATCGGTCACAAGATCGGGCGTGGGATCAAGCGGCAGGCGATACCGGTTACCGACATAGCCATTGATGACCGCATCGGTGTTGGCCAGTTCCTGCGCGACCAGATCGGTGTCGATCTGGCCGGTCGGGACCTCGCCGCGATCGGTGAGCTGCACCAACTGCCGCTCCCCGAACCGCTTCACCAGCATCGCCTGGGTGGCGTAGCTCATTCGGCGTCTTCCGCCTCGTCGACCTCGGGCAGTCCCACGACCGACCAGGTCAGCAGCGCATCGCCGTCGATCGCACGCAATTCATCCTCGCCCAGATTGATGAGCGGCAGGACCTGCGCCTCCAGGCCGAAGTTGCGACCCGCACGCCAGCGACCCTGGCGAGGCCCGACCACACGGAAGCCGATCGACGCAACGATATCGGAAGGCGCATTCTCGGCCAGTTCGAGAAGGGCGTCGATCGACGGGGCGACAGGAATGACCTCCTGTGCAAGCGCAGTCATGATGGTGCCAGCACCGGCCAAGGCGCCATCGGTAATCGCCTGCGATACAGCCTTGCTGATGGCTTCATCCTGGGCGGCGTCGGCCGGCTTCAAGTCTGCCACGGGAACACCTTCCGTAAAGGGAGCCGACGCGGCGGCGAGGGTGGACGCCGGCACAGGGGCCGGCGTCTTCTTGGGTTCGCGCGCCATGATTAGGCGAGCCAGGGGCAGACGAGCAGTTCCGCCGTGCCTGCCCAGGGGTTGCTCTCGCCGCCATTGACCAGCTGCGACTGGAGCAACTTGCGGCCGGCGCCCTCGTTGGTCGGGCCGACGATCAGCAGGTTGCCGCTGATGCCGAGCGGACGACCATGGTCGCCCTTCATGCCCGACAGGGCAGCGCGGGCTACCTCGTAATGCGCCGCGTCGAGCGTCTGTTTGGACCCCCAGGCGAACTGCCAGAAGCCGAAGCCGACATTGGCACGGGCGTCAGCGCCGTACTTGTACTCGTTGAGGTCGAAGACGTTGTCGTCGGTATCCTTGTCACGGGCGACGAATTTGAAGTCCTTGCGCTTCTGGAGAATGATCGGCTTGAGCGCGCGGCTCACGTCGAGCAGGAACCAGGGGGCACTAGCGCCGCCATCGGTATTGGCGACGGTGACGGCCTGGCCGGCGGCATCGAGCACCGGATGGTCGGTGTCGAAGAAATTCTGGCCATCATAGCAAGGGGTGGTGAAGCCGTCCTTGAGCAGCGGCCAGACCAGCATATCCCAGAATGCGCCGGTCGACTGGCCCATTTCTTCGAACAGAGGTGCATAGACGCCGATGTTGTCGGTCTCGATATCATCGCGATCAACGCCGATGGTCAGTTCCCACGGCTTTTCGCGGATCGCATAGTCGCCCTGGGAAAGGTTCTGGACGATACGCGCACCGATCCATTCGCGCACATTGGGCACCTTGCCCAGCCACCCATATTTCTGTTCCTTGGTGCTGGCCGGCACGACGGTAGTCACGCGCTGATACAGCGGCTTGGCCTGGCCCAGCCCCTTGGCAAATGCGGTGCTGAAGCCGGTGCGAACGGCCGCCAGATTTTCGGCATTGATGATCATGCTGGAAAGCTCCTCAGAGGGTCTCGACCCAGACGCCCTGGGCGTCCACGTCGCGAATGGTGCCGGCAACCGATCGGGTGTTGGTGCCGTTCGTCTTGGCGACCGTCTGATCGTCGACGATGTAGGCGGGGTCCCCGATTTCGGCGCGGGTGATGGCGTCGGCGGCGGCGCTGTTGTTCCAGCGGAAAATGCCTTGGCGCACCTTGCAGCGCACGGCGCCATCCGCGCCGTCATTGACCACCTTTTCATCGGCCCGGCCACGCGCGATCAGGCCCGTGGCGACGGCACCGGGCACGAGCTGGCCGGTCGCGTCGAGGGCGACAAGGCCGCCGCCATGGATGGTGGTCGCCCCCTTGACCGGGTGGCTCTCGATCCCGCGTTCACGCAGCGGGGTGTTACGGTCGGCGGTAAGCGCGGCCATTTAGCGTGCCTCCTGCTGGCCCGCCGCAGCGAGCGATTTCTTATATTCCTCGGGATCGAGACCCATCAGGGCGATGACCGAGGTGTCGGCTTCGTTCAGCTCGCCGGCCTTGCGATCGGCCGGGGGAACATGTCGGGTGCCGGTCGGCGTCAGGCAGGGCATGGCGTTGATCAGCTCCTGCGTGCCTGCTGGATCGGCCATGTGCATGGCGATGTACCGGTCGCGCATCGGCTTGATGCCGACCCGCTGCGCGGCGATCGCGCCGTCCACGAACGTCGTCGCGGCAAGGCGCTTGCCATCATCCTGAAGGGTGTTGAGCTGGTTGGTGACACCGGCCAGTTCCGATTGAAGCGCGGTGATGACCTCGTCACGACCGCCGCCGGCCGCGAGCTGCTGCACGCCGACCAGGATGGCGGCGGCGTTGCTGCCCAGTGCAAGGCCCGCCGCCTGGGCGATGGGATCAAGAGCGGACTGGAGCGCGGTTTCGCCCTCATCCTTCTTGCCCTCGAACTTGGCTTTGAGCGCCGCCATGATCGCGGCGTCGTCGGCTGCGCTGTCGAGGCCAAGCGCCTCGATCAGCCATGCACGGAAATCCATGGCATTCTCCTGATGAAGGGCCACGAGGCCCCGAAAATTGGGTTTGTTGGTAAGGCTGGCGCGCAGGACGGCGTCGATCGTCCCGTCCTTGCGGTGCAGGATGACCGGCGAGACGCCGCGATATTCTTTCCAGATGCGGCGCTCGACAGCGGCCGGGAGCCAATCGACCTTGCCCCAGATGCCATCGCTGCGGTGCTGAAGCTCGACGATCCAGGCGCGTGCCGGGGCTTCCTCGCCGCGCGGCCCCGCCAGATCGGTGGCGTGGTTCTCGTCCAGGACCAGCTTGTCGCCGGCGTTAAGCGAGGCCGCCATCAGAGCGACCATGTCACCGGCGCGATAGGGACCGCGTCCATCATTGGTGAAGATTTCACCGGCGGGCAAAAGGTGAAGCCACTCGGGCGGCGCGTCACTGGCCGCGATCGTAATCGCGGAGCAAAGGGCAATGGAGGAGTGCGACTTCGTCATGCCGCTGTTGTGCCCGCGCCGGACATGCCGAAACATGGCTGCGGAGGCGGCCATGAAGGACGGTTATGTCAGGGAAGGCGCTCGTTTCGGGCGCGGGGGCAACCTGCCACCGGCGTCCCGGAAAATCAAACGGCGTGCATCAGCCGTTGAAACCGCTGAGATTGAAGGCCTGTTCCAGATACTCGTCGGCAATGTCGATGATATTGGCCTCATCCTCCTCCGACAGGCCCAGCCAGGGGCGCGCGGGAATGTCGCCCCAGGGGATCGGGCCACCGCGCGGCGACTTGCCGAACGCCCCTTGCTTCGCGCCATTCTGCATCACCGCAGAATATTCCAGGGCTGACCCGATCTCGACGCCCTGTGCATCGGCATATTGCGCGATCTCGCTCGACAACCGCTTCGACGGGCCGATTAGCGGATCGGGCCAGTTGCCATCGCCGCGTTCCTTGTAGCGGTCGATCGTCGCCTGTTTCTTCGGCGTCCAGGCGTTGCCATCCGGGTCGATGCCCTTCTTGAAACGCTCCTTGGTGACGCGCACCACATAATTTCCGATGGACTGGTGGATCGGCGTCATGTCGGACAGCCTGCGCGACGCCTCGCCCAGGGCCTGCCCTACCACCACATATTTGAAATCGACCTTGATCATGGCTATAAAGTTCCCTGGAAGCGTGGCAGCGGCCTCCTGCGCTTATGTGCAGGACGTTCAGCGGCGTTGGGTCGCGGCTCCGCTTCCACCTTTCCCGATACGAACATACATGGTCACTAGCGCCACCGTGCGCCGGCCGCGCCGGATCACGAAAGTGGCGACATAGGTTTGGCCGCCGATCCGCTTCACGAAATTGACCAACTGATCCCCGTCCTTCGACGTGCCGCCCGGCTCTATCGCGTCGGGCCGGGCGATGATCTGGGGCAGCATCGCGAAATCGTCCGGCACGATAGCCCGTTGCCCGCGCGGCGCTTCGGTGGCGGCGCTGCCATGCGCGGCGCGGATATGGTCCAGATCGTGGCGCGCCAGCGAATAGTCGTAGAGATCGATCGGCGTGTCACCGGCAACGACGGCGCGGATTGCCTCTGCCTGGCGTGGCCCGACCAGGCCGAGCGTGCGCAACGGCTCGATCGTGCCGTCGCTCTCCCCCCAGATGCGGCGTGCATAGCGGCGAGCATCATCCGCCACGGAAGGCAGCGCGCGATAGCTTTCCGCCAGGGCGTCCCGCATCGCCTCGGGCACGCTCTCCATGAAGCCCTTGCCGATGCGATAATCCCAATGCCGGATTTTCTCGGCCGAGGCCTGGACGATCGGCGCGACACTGGCGCCAGGCGCATAATCCCAATTGCGACCCGCCCCGAATGGCGCGCCCGTCTTGGGGTTGATCCGGTCCCAGCCTTCAGGAAGCTTCTTGTCCGGCTTGCCACCCAGCCGCCGCGCCTCCCGCTCACTGCGGGCGCCCAGCACATAGCAGCTGCATCCCCAGTCCGAGGGCGGGTAGAAGATTTTCCAGAATGGGTGGTCGGGCGGCAGGCATAGGCCGTCAAAATCGAGATGCTCCTGGCGCGGCTCCTTCGATCCGCCATGGAAGTAGATCCAGATCGGATAATCGTCCGCGACCAGCTGGGCATAGCGGCCGGCAGAATAGCTGGTCGATGCGTTGGTCTTGTAGATGGTGCGGGTCCGCCAGGCGCGGCCGCCTTTCGTGTCCTCGCCGGTCCAGCCATGCCAGCCATGACGCTCGACGATCGCCCGGAAGTCCTTGCGGAACGCGTCCAGGCTCTTGCCCTCCGCGATCGTCCGGTCGACAGCCATGGCCAGATCGCTCAGCAGGTCCGCCTTCTGCGCGCCGGCCACCATGAAGCCGGTGTCATGCTGCTCGCGCTCCAGATCGTCCCAGAACTGCGTCGGGACAAGATTGCCGAGCTTGCCGCGAAAGAAGGCGATCTGTTCGGTGAACGGCTGACGGAACGTGCCGGAAATGGCACTGGGCTGGCTGGGCATCAACCGCCCTCGATGTCGAACCGCCCCGCCGCGTGCGCCGCGACCAGGCCATCACCGATCTTGCCGGCCAGGCGGGCGATCGGCAGATCGGGATAGGCCGCGAGCAGCATTTCGCGGAACTCACCCAGGTCACTCGCCGCTTCCATCATCACGTCGATCTGATCGAGCAGTTCGGCCATATCTGGCGCTGTGTCGGCGACCGTGCGATCCGCGATCGCGTCGACAGGAAAAACCGCTTTGCCCTGCGCGGCCTGGAGCGCCTGGACCAGCTTCAGCGAAGGCTGCGCAATCCGCTCAGGCGCAGCTGGCGCAGACGGCGCGCGCAGCAGTTCGGCATTGGCGTCCGGATCGGACAGGCCGAACTTGTCGCGGACTTCGCTCATCTGAACGCGCATGCCCATCGGGACAAGCTTCTCCAAGGCGTCGACCAGGCCTTTGACATCCTCCGCCTTGGGGCGGGCAATGCGAAGGCGCGGATAGGCCTTCTGCGGCCCATATTCCAGATTGACCCAGGGGCGGATCAGGTCCCGGTTCAGCGTCGCGGCGAGCGCTTTGCAATCGGCCGTCTCGATATCTTCGCGAACATCGCCATGGACCTTATTGCCGCCGTCACCCAGCCCGCCCTGCTTGGTGTCGGTAGTGCCGGTCTGGCCCAACACCGCCTTGCTCATCTGGCGATCAAGCCAATCCGACCGCCGCTCGTAAAGGTCGCTGCCCGACGCGACATTCTTGCTCTCGATAAACTCGATGGACATGCCCTCGGGCACGATCGCCGCGCAGTCGCCCGCGATATTGGCTACCGCGCGGAACAGGGTCGCCTTGTCCGCATCGCTCGCGCCCGACCGGAATTTACCGATGCGCACCGGCTGTCCATAGGTCTGGGTGAAGATCGCCCAGTCGCGCTGGGTGAAGGCCTTGAACATCCATGCCCAGGCCGCGATGCGCGCCAGGCCCGATCGCACCGGCAGACCAGACTTGGCCTTGACGGTGTGGCGGATGAATTTGAACGGCGGCAGCGGACAATCCGGGCTGTTGCCGTCCTCGCCACCCCGCAGCAACGGCGTCCGCCCGTCCAGCCGGTCATAGCTGAACCAGCGCGGATCACGCCATTCCAGGCGCAGCGGCTCCCACTGTCCACTGCTGGTGTCCCAGATGATTTCGGTGAAGGCATCACCCTTGCCGACGCCGTCGAGAATATCGAAAGTTTCGTCGGCCAGTTCATCGCGATCGATCCAGCGGCGGATGCGATCGGCGATCTCCACATCGAGCGGATTATCGCTGGCGGCATCGACAGTCACATCGATCTGCGCGACCGACCGTTTGCGAGTCCCCAATATGCCCAGATAATGGAGGTCGCGTTCCTCGATCTGCTCGGCCAGTTCGAAATAGGCCAGCGGATCGCCCATGTCGGCAGCGCGCAGCAGTCGCGCCAGGCGCACCGGATTGAGGCCATCGGCGGGATAGCCGGTGTTGGGCGAACGCACGCCCGCCAGGGTCGGCCCTGCGACATCGCGCGTCATGACCTCTTTGCGGAGCGGTTGCCCCCGATGATCGACCAACACGGTCATGCCCATTGCTCCTGGCGTTCTAAAATCATTTTAAGAGGGCTTAAAAGGGTGCTGAGGCCCCATTCACCCCCCGCTGCGCACACTCGGGGCGGAACGATGCCTCCTGAGGCTCCCAGGGCCTTCTGGGCCATATCTGCAATAACCCGCCTGATGCGGGCGCCGACGGGCGGTTTCCACCAGCCGCGCGGCGCTTCGTCACCGTCGAAATCGTCCGCTTGCTCGCCATAGATCGACGCTCTGGCGACCGGCACCGGCTCATAGCCATATTCTGCCGCGCCCTGCCGCGAGGCGTACCAAGCGAGGATGCCGGCGATGCCGGCGTCGCCATGGCGCTCGAAACCATCGCCGCCCTTGTAGCGAAAATTCTCGGGCACGCGGATGATGCCGTCGACATATTGCAGCGCCTGATGATCGCGGATGATGTCGTCATCGCCGGCCACCACAATCTCGCCATCGGCGAACGCCTCGATATAGGCGGGGCTGTTGATGCCATACCAGCCGGCGTTGAGCTTGATCTCGCTGACCCGCTCGCCCCATTTCTGGCAGGCGACTTCCGCGAGATAGGCGCCGTTGCCGGTCGCGTCGAATGCGGCATGGCCAAAGCGCGGCAGCGCATCGCCGAGAAAGAAGACGACATCGCGCTGGGTTTCGAACGGCACGTTGCGCAGTTCGATCACCAGCTTGCCGCGCCGGACCATGTCCTGGCCGAGCTCATTGACGATGATGACCGACCCGTCGCCGCTGCGCGCGAAGTCCTGGCCAAAGTCATGACGGCGTGTCGGATCGAGTTTGTCCAGGATCGGGCGCAGCTTCTCGCGAAGCCAGGTATCCATGATCCGTTTGCGCTCTTTGGCGGGCGCGCTCTTGAACGCGTCTTCCAGCGCCCAGCGCACGACGGGAATGGTGCGATCGCTGTTGTTCTCGATCATCACCCGCGACAGGGCGGAGCCGGCCGCGTCCGACGGGATCGCGTCCAGCTCCTGCCGCATCTGGGCGGTGCGGACGCCATAGGCGCCCCTGATCTTGGCTTCCCATTCGTCCTGGGCTTTCTGCGACCAGGTCTTCCCGCGCGTCAGGCAGACCCGTTTGAACAGCCCATTATCCACCGCCTTCTGGAAGGGGATGAAATGCAGGTTGTAGGAAACCTTGCCGGCCTTGGCTTCCTGGATCAGTTCGTTGAACGGGTTGAGGACGCCGTTATGCGTACTGATGACGCGGATTTTGCCGCCCCAGATCAGCAGCGCATTGACCGCGTCCAGCACGGCGCGGACATCCTTGTGGAACGCCGCTTCGTCGATGACGACCACGCCCTGAAGACCACGGATATTTTCCGGCCGGGACGATAGCGCCTCGACGCGAAAGCCCGATGCGAACTTGACGCGGTAGGCACTGATGAATTTCGACGTGCCGTCGTCCAGCTGATCTTCGAACAGGAACTCTTCGACATCGACCAGTTCTTTCGCAACCACCCGTGCGAAATGGGCGACATAGCCGATGAACTCGCGGCCCTTGTCCTTGGTATCACCGATGTAGAAGACATTGTCGCCACCGGCCGAGCGGGCCGACGACGCGATGATCGTATCGTCCAGCGCCTCGGCATAGGTAATGCCGGTGCGGCGGCCCTTCTCCCCCAGCTTCAGGTCCGACTGATCTTCCAGCCATTCCTTCTGATGGTCCATGAGGATGCCGTCAGCGAGCGGATCATGGTCAGAGGGAAGCTCAAAACCGCGCGGCAGTTCGGGCGGCAGCTTCTCCACGTCGCGCGACATGACCGGCGCGATCGGCGCGGCCTTGGGCATCGGTTGACCGGGACCAGCCAGCGCTGCGGCCATGGCGACGCCGGCCACAAACATGGACTTGCCTTTCGCGGGCTTCTTGGGCGGGATCATGCGGCAGCCCTCAGAGCTTGCTGCAAAATCGTGCGGCACACATCAGCATGAAGCAACAGAAGGCGGGCTTCGCTTTCATTATCCCGCAAGGCCCATTCGGTCATCCGGCCATGGAAGCGCTTCGCGCGCTCCCGCGCTTTATCCATGGCAGAAAGACCGTCCAGGATAGACGGATAGGTCGTCTTGATGACCACAGCGGAAAGGCGGGTTGGAACGGCCTGATCGCGTGCGGTCGATACGAGCAGGCTCAGCCTGTCGATCGCGTGGCGCAGTCGGATTTCTTCCGGCCCATAGCGTGGCACGATCGCGCTCATATCCGCAGCCCCAGAACATCGCGGCGGATCTGCGCGGCGCGCTCGGCGGTGAGGCCGGCTTCGGTGGCAACCTTCTCGGCCTTCTCGGCCGCGCGCTCGATCTGGGCGGCGGCGCGCTCTTCCAGCTTCTTGCGCAGTTCGTTCGACGCCTTCTGCGCCGACACGACGGAGGTCAGGGCGCGCGCCATCTCCATGACCGACTTGCTGTCGACCTCGCCCTTTTCCAGATTTTCATAGATCGCGACCTTGATCATTTCCGCGACCGCGACCGTGACCTGGTCGGCGCCATCGGTGCCCAGATCGGCGACGATCTCGGACGTGATATGGCGGACCTCGTCCAGCTTGCGGAACTGGATCGACTTGCGCACCGCCCACCGGCTGAAGGCCGACTTGGAGACGCCTGCGATTCCCCGATCCGCCAGCCGCTTGTTGAACTCACCGACGATCGCCGTCTGCGGCATCGTGCGATCGCGCAGCTGCTCGATCGCCCAGGCCAGATCGGCGTCGGCTTCCTCGGGCAGCTGGTCGAGCGACGACAGCCAGCCGCGCCCCTGGCGGCGTTCGGTGCGATCGTCGCTCACGCCAGCAGCTCCTGACGGGTCGAGGTCACCGCCTGGTTGAGGTCGACCTTGCGTCCAGCGCTCCAGCCATGATCGCGATCATTGTCGGCGGCGGCCCCGTTCGCAGCGGTCTCGCGCGGGAGTAGCGCCACCGCACGGAAGTTGCGGGCAATATAGGCCCGCACGACCTCTGGCATTTCCGCTTCGGGACATAGTGCCTCGATCTTCACCCGCACCGCCACCACCCAGCCTTCGCAGAACGCATCGGCTCGCGCAGTCTTGCGGCGGGTCGATTTTACGCGTTTGAGGTTGGTCGCCATGTAAGCGGTGCGCGCGCGCTTCAGCTGCCGATAAAGGGTGCCGAATGCATAGGACGCGATCTCCGGGTTGGGCGCCAGGCCGACAAATGCCCAGCCGGTATCGCCGCAAGAGATGGCCGTGGTGGGGATCGCTCGCGCGACGGTGACGGCAAGCAAGGTTTCCCAGCGCGTCGGCGTCCAGGCGCAGCTTCCCTTCGCCCGGTACTCCCCGGCGTCGATCAAATCGACATCGGCCTGGTCAACGCCATATTGCTCCATCAGGCGCCGCACGGTCGCCAGCGCTGCCGCCGCCTCATGCTCATTGGCCGACTTGGACATGGCCAGGCATTTGCGAATTTTCGCCAGCAGCTCTTGTCGGGTCATTGGGTCACCTGAAGTTTTAGAGACTGGGTCAGCGAAAAGCTGCCATCGGTGCGGATGCGCAGGTCTGCGCGCCAGCCATCGGGAAAGCGGGCGATAATCCGTGCCGGATTGCCGGACGGGGTCAGCCAGGCCATGACCGTTTCCGGGTCCTGGTCTCGACTGACGACACCGGCTTCCTGGAGCAGCGCGACGGCATTGGCAGGGATCAGCTGGACCCTGCGCAGCTTGGCACGCTTACGCACGGTCGGACGGACGGGTGACGCCCTCGATCCGCTCCCGGCGTTCGATATGGTTCCGGCCAAGCGTCCGGATTTCCGCGATCATGACGGAACCGGCCTCGGTGATGCTGATCGCTTCCAGTTCGGCGAGCTTGCGCAACTGAGTACGCACCCATTCGCGCGACCGGGTAATGGCGAAGGTTTCCAGCACGCGCTGAAGCGAGACCTCGTTAAGGCGGCCATCCACCTGGAGGGCCAGTTCCTTCAAGATCACCAGGCGGCCGTCTTCGGCGGTCTTATCCTCGTAGCTCATGCTTTCTCTCGCAGATAATCGTCCATGCGGCGGACGTTGTGGGACATGTTGGAAATCTCGCTATCCTGGCGGCCGACCATGCCCAGCACCTGCTCCATCTTGAGCGCGATGTTGCTCATGTCGTCTTTGGTCGGCAGATGCTTCAGCCGCTCTTCCAGCGTGATCTGCTTGTCCTCGACCTGGTCGACACGCGCTTCGAGCTTCTGGACCTTGTCGGCCGCAGCGCTCTGGCTCTTGGCGTGCCAGGTCCAGACGAAATTCGCGATGCTGACCAGAATTGCCAACATGGGAATAATCCCCGCTCCAGAACTCACAATTTCCCCCGTGTCCTCAGGACTTACAAACATGGATCACGGCCCTTTCAGGGCTGCGCATTCGGGTCGATCGACGCGGCACGCCCCCAGGCGTCGATCAGATGCTCCAGGCGGACGGTGTTAATCGTCACGGCTTCGGCTTCGGCTGCATCCAGGGTGGCCGTGTCACCGGGCCGCAAAGCTCCGGTGGACAGGGCGGAAACTGGGGACAGGCACGCGTCTCCGACGCGACCGGCAGCGCCGGCTGCACGCGCTCCGCCGCCGTGGCGCATCCACTCAGCAAGAGCAGCGCGAGCGTCGGCCAGATCAGCCGTGTAACCATGCTTCACCTCCGAAAGATTGGCGTCCCATTCACGCTGGACGCGAGCGATATTGGCCTGGTCGCGCCGGGCCGCCTCGATGCGGGCCGCGCGAACCAGATCGACCAGCTTGAGCATCTCGGCCTTCTGGTCGCGAAACTTGCCGTGCCAGGCTGTCGCCTGATCCATGCGGCTTGCGGCAAGGTCCTTGGCGCGGTGCAAGGCGACATGCTGGATCAGGCCGATCAGGATCAGGCCCGCGATCAGCATCCGGGAAGGCTTGGCCAGCAGCCAGCGGAGCGCTTCGACCAGGCGCTCCAGCAGCGCGCCCAGGATCATGCCCGCGACATCCGCGAACGCCCAGCCCAAACGCGCGATCATTCAGCCACCTTCGGCGTCAGGGTGCGTTCCGGCGTCAGGTTGGTGAAACAGGCGCGCATTTCATCATTGCGCCGGTTCGTGAGGCCGGTGACCACAACCTTGCCCGCCTTGTTCCACAGGGCGAACGCCTGGCACGCGGAGTACCAGTCACCGGCCTTGAACTGCCTGGCCATGGTCGAGGTGCAATAGCCCGCGACGCCGATATTGTAGGCCACGCTGATCGCGGCGCCGAGCTGATAGACACTAGCAGCGATCTGCGGCGTGCAAGCCAGGACGCCCTTGCCGAAATCGCTGGTGATGGCCTTGCGCAGGAAGACGCGGCACTCGCCCAGAGTGTAGCGCTTCATCGTGACGCGGGTTTCGCCGGTGCAGACGGTCCACTTGCCGACGATGTCCTTGTACGGGACCAGCGCCGGGCCGCCCGGCCCATTCTCCCATTTCTCGATCAGGCCCGTCGCGACCTGCTGGGCGGGATCGCTGACGACCATGCCAACCGGTGCAGCCACCAGCGCACTGGCAGCGACCAGGCCGATCGCGCTTTTGCCAGGTGCCTCAGCCATGGGCGGGAACCTGTTGACGAGCGGGGTTGTTTTGGGCTTTGTCCATGGCCTCTTGTCGGCCAAGGAAAGCGCTCAACCCATGACCGCCGACGCGGCCATGGCCTCAGAAAAACGAAAGTTGGCGGTCTGGCTCGCTACCCTTTTCGGGCGGGCCATCCATCCGGGCGAACAGGCTGTTGACGCCCGTTTCCGTCATGCCGAGCTTCGTGGCGATCTCGCCATTGCTATGCCCGGCGGCGCGATAATGGCGGGCGCGAAGCCCGCGAGCAAGGGGCACGCGCAGATAGTCGGGCGACTTGCGATCGGAGAGCCGCTTCGCTGCGACCAGGCCGACCGCCTTGGCGATCTCGCCGTCCGCATCAATCTTGCGCGGGACATAGAGGCGACGCCCACCGAAATGCTCGGCGAGCGCAATGAAGGCGCGCTCGCCGAGCAAGGTCACCAGTTCGGCAACCAGATGTTCGGAGGTGACGCGCCGGCTCATCAGATGAGCAGCCCGATCAGCAGGCCCACGGCGAAGGCGAGCATCAGCCAGCCTGCCGGGTGGCCGCGACGGCGCACAGGCGCGCCGATCAGCGGCTGCGATTCCCAGGCCAGATGGTGATGACCACCGCGCGCGGCATCGATGCGCCGGCTCACTTGCCCATCTCCTCGAACGCGCCCGCGCCGCCATGCTCGCGCAGCTTGGCGCCCAGCGCTGCCGCCATCCGCTCCAGTTCCTGCGTTTCGAACACGGCCCGGTTGGCGGCGCCCAGACCGGTCAAGCGGAATGCCGCCTCGCCCAGCAGCCAATGATCGGCGGCTATCCCCGCCCGCTTCAGCTTGGCGAGAATTGCCTCGCACAGGCGGACCTTGAGCACATGGACATAAGCGACCTTTGAAAGCCCCTTGGCCGACTGGTCCCAGCCATGGCGCTCGGCGATGGCCTTCAATGCCTCGACCAGCTTGTCACCCTGGGTCTGGTCCGCCCACTGGAACTTGGTGCAGGCCAGCTGACGGCAGGCGAAAGTCTCCAATGCCTTGTCGCCCCGGATCGCCTTGGCGGGGTCCTCGCGCACCGCGCACAGATGCGCCAGGCTGATCCACATCACCCGCGCCTTGCGCGCCAGGGGATGATCAGCACGGCGCGGCGCGCCCGGCCGCTTGGCCGAAGCGCTGAACCCGCGCCGCTCGAAATCCGCCACGACCAGGCGCAGCTGGGGCACCGTGCAATTGCCGGCGCTGGTGGTGCCCGCGACGCGCAGCAGCACGCCTTCATAGGCGTCTTCATCCAGGCCAAGCAGCTTCTTCGCGATATGCACTTTGGCGAGCAGGATTTTGCGCGCCTTGTCATCGGCCGGGATGGCCGCTGCGGTCGAAGCCATTGGTCAGTCCTCCTGAAGGTTACGGTAATGATCGCGCAGCTGATCGGTGCGGCGCCGAAAATCGGCGTCGCGCGCGCGCAGCCTGGCGGCGGTCTGGTAGGCCGTTTCGATCACGCCATGCCGGCGATCGCCAAGCGCGCGGCCCAGCATGCCGTTGCTCGCCTCGATCAGCTCCCGCGACAACCACACCACGGCCGCGCGCGCCTGGACCAGCGGCCGGGTCCGGCCGGGTCCGATCACGGCATCCTTGGGCAGATGCATCTGATAGGCCACGTCGGCGATGATGTTGGCGATCGGCGCCGGGAAACGCAGATCGCCGCTGATGTCGATGATCTGCGCCGTCATTGGCCCGCTCCCAGACCAAGCGACAGCATCAGCATGGTCATCACCATGAAGAACGCGGTGAAGGTCCATGCCGCGACCATCGCGGGGTTGAGCGGTTCGCCCGTAACCGGGTCGGTCAACAGCGCCTGGCGCGCTTTGGCCAGCAGCCGGATCATGCCGCCACCGGACGGCTGGCGCGCTGGGCAAAGGCCTCGGCGATATGCTTACCGGTCAGTTCTTCGCCCTTCGACCGGGCAATGGTGACCGCCACTTCCAGGGTGAAGGTGCAATCACGCAGGCCGCCTGGCCGGGATGCGATATCCTTGAGGATCGCCACCGCCTTCTCATCATGAACGCCCCAGGCGGCCGCCTGCGCCTCGGCATCCTCGGGATAGGCCTGGGCAATGACCATCGTCTGGCTGACGCGGCTGAACAGCTGGGCCAGATAGGGCGCGGTGCGGGACGTGCCCTCCATCTGCGAGGAAACATGCTCATTACCGACCAGCAGCACGCCCACCGTGATCTCGCGCTCATCCCACCAGCCGCGAATTTCCTCCAGCATGTCGATGTTCAGATGCTGCGCGTCGTCGAAGATCAGCAGCGCATTCTTGAATTTCAGTTCCGACACGACCCAACGCGACAGATCGTCGCTGGAACCGCGCGCGGCCTTGTTGCCCATGGCGATCAGCACCGCCTTGCAGAGCGCCGTGATCGTCTTCATCGACTTACGACAGCGGATGAAATAGGCGTTCGACGCCCGGTTGGTATACTCGATCAGCCCTTCCGTCTTGCCCACGCCAGGCGTGCCGACCAGCACCCCGACGCGTCCGCGCTGCGCCCAGGTGGCAAGGCTCATAGCCATCCGCGCCGCGCGGGTTTCGAAGAAGGGCGGGATTTCAGGCGCCTCGATCCGAAGCTCTTCCTGCGCCTTCAGCGTCTGACGGTAGCGATAGACCTCCTGCGCAATCTTCTCATTGCCGCGCTCAAACTTGGAATTGTTGTAGGTGCCGCCGCAAAAGGCCGAGAGGGTCGATCCGGCGCGACCGATCGGATTTTCCAAGCGGGTCCAGCTGAAGCCGGTTTCGGCCTTGTGCGCGATCAGCCATTCGCGCTGGTCCAGAACGAAATCGGGGGTGGCTTCTATTTCGTTGATGTTGATCATGCTAACTCATCCTCGTGCTGTACGGCACGGGCCGCGCTGGAAGTTTCCTAGGCCTCGGCGCGGCCCAAATATTTCACTCCACCACGCGCAGTTTGGAGACGGCCGCCACGAACTGGTCGACCTGCTCGTTTGCCACGGGTGTCTGAAGGGTCTTTGGAGCTGCTTTGAGAGCCGTGTTTCCACGGAAGCGCGCGGGCCGAACGACGCTCGCCACCAGTTCGGGCGCGGGCTTTTCGACATAGCGGCGCTGGGCTTCCAGCTGCTGGGCGCTGAGCAGGTTTTCCTGATCGCGCAGGCGGCGCACCGTCTTGCGCATATCGCCCAGCGTCTTCTTCTGCTGCTTGGCATCCTCGACGCTGTCGAACTGCGATGCGCCTACGCGATCGGCGGTGCAGATATAGTCGCCAGCCATCGAATAGACGTGGATCGGCAGGCTCAGATCGTCGGGATCGAAGCGGATGGTGAGCAGCTTGCCGGCATGACGGCTGAGGTCGCGCGACCAGTAGCGATTGCCCACGATCCTGACCGACCCGTCCTTGCGATCGGCCTTGATCTTCTCGCCAGTCAGCAGCGCCAGGCGCAGATGCTCGGGGCTGGCCCGGCCGATCGGCGCGGTCTCGTAGCTCGCCTGGAAGGTCTGCTGATAGCTCGCACCGTTGGTGGTTTCGGTGCGACGGCCTTCCTTCTCATTATAGGCGGCCATGCCGTCGCGCACGACCTGGACGAACACGTCGAGTGGGACCGCCTTGCTGCCGTAATTCTCGGGCTTGTTGTCGATATGGTTGCCGGTATAGGCGCCCGCGCAGCGGATATCCTTGGCGATAAAATCAGCCAACGTGCGGAACGACCGTTCGATCGGCTTGGACTGGCCGCTATAAGGTTGGGCGAATTGGACGCCGATGCCCAGGCTCGGCAGCAGGCCGAGCGGATCATCCTCGCGGATGGTGAAGCGGAAGCGGTTGCGCACGCCGCCGGTCACCCATTTCGAGGCGAAGGCGCGGCCATTGTCCATCAGGCAGCGATTGGGAATCCCATAGTCGCGGAACAGATCGGCGAAGGCCAGGCGGGTCAGCAGCGCGCTTTCCGTCTCGCCGATCCGCCAGGCCAGCATCATGGAGCTGTAAACGTCCTGGATCGCGACCATCATCGGACGCGCGATGATGTCCTTGCCGGCCGCGTCCTTGCCGAAATTGACGAACACGTCGAACTTGTGGCCGTCGATATTGACCATATCCATGGCGAACATGTGGGCTTTGCTACGCTGCTGCGGGGGAACCATATTGCGCACGGCGTCCATTCCTTTCCTCATTGCGACGATGACACGGGGATCGACCTCACGTTCGAGCTTGCGCCGGAGCGTCTTCTCGTTCGGCATCTCGATGCCGCGCGGGGCCGCATAATATTTGACGGTGTTGAAGTAGCAGCTGCTCAAGGTCGGTCGCTCGGGGCGCAGATATTCCGACTTGAAATATTGCCAGGCGCCGTCATCGACCTCGCACTCCTTGCCACCGCCCTTCCGGCGCGGGGCAAGCGCAGGGAGATAATCGGCGCGGCGAATCCCCTTCACGAGCTTGAGGTAATTGTAGATCGTACCGACGCTGTCCCCGGCCGCCTGGTGCGTGGCCTGGGCGGCGCTGGTGCGGTTCATGCCCGCCGTGACGAACCCTTCGAACATGTCGAGGATGGCCGCGCGACGTTCAGCCTCGGCCTTCACCTTGTCCGTCTGCATCTCGTACCAGGCCCAGCCCTGGGTCTGGCGCGCGATCGACACCGCGTCCTCATCATTGGCGGGCATCCAGGCGATGCCGCGCTTGACCAGTTCGGCCTTCGCCGCGTCCGGCAACAGCGACAGGTGCCACTCCATACCGCCGCCCCGGCCGCTACCGCGTTTGCGCGCCAGCGACATGCCCTGGGCGTCCACGCGCAGCACCCAATTTTCATCGGCTGCGCGTTCGTTGATCTTACGCTTAGATTTCGGCAGGCCAGGCAATGCCAGTTGCTCCAATTCCAGTGACGTGAACCAAGTCTTTCCGCCCCCCAGTTCGATCATTTCCGGCGATTCCTCGTGATGGTCGGGTTGATGCGCTTCAGGTCTTTCTTGCGGCGCAGCAGCTTTTCGATTTCGCTGTCGATGTGGCCGATCTCGGCCGTGTAGATTTCTTCGCCAACCAGCACGGCCGCGCCGATTGCGCGCAGTTCCCGGTCGAGAAGATCGAAGCGGTTGGTCACCGCGATCAGCGCCAGCATGCGGGCGAAGCTGATATTGTGGCCGTCCCGCGCTGGGCTGGCATAGGCGTCCAGCATGGCCTTGCTGACTTCCTCATCCAGCAGGACGCTCATGGCCGCCGCGATCACCAGGCGATCGCGATCGTCATTCTTCAGCACCTCGGCGACCGTCCGCGCGACCCGTGCGTCCACGCCCGCCAGCGCAGCCGGCAGCGTTGCCGGCTGCGGCGCGTCGAACGTAAAAGCGAACTGGTCGGCAGAGGCGCGCGTCTTAGCCACGGGAGTCCTCGTGAAAAACGCCAGCTTCCCGATCGCCGACAAAGACGACGGTCAGGCCCGGCAGCGTCCAGACCTGGACGCGCTCACTTGGCTCCACCGGCGCAGGCCCTTCGCGCTGCGCGTCGAGCCATGCGACGATCCGGTCAGCCAGGGCGGGCGTGATCGCCGACGCATTCTTGATATTCGATCCGGCCATGATCAGTCCTTCAGCCACCAGAAACGGGGCGCCTGTTCTTCAGTCGGCGTCGGCAGGTCCCGCTTCATCATCAGGTCGGCGGTGTGGTCCGCGACCTCGGCCTGGGCGCGATGCGCCAAGGCACGCTTGCGGCGGCGCAGCTCGACGATGGTGCAGCCCAGCGCCACGGCCTGCTCAAATTCGGTGCGGGCGCGGTTGAAGCGCTCGGCCTGGCTGGCGGCGCTCATGACCGGGTCCATTCGATCTGGCGGACTTCGCCAAGAATGCGCCGGATATCGTCTTCCCAACGCATCAGGATGTCGACGGTGAAGTCGACGCCACTCTCTATGACTGGGCGGCGTGGATCGATACCCGGCACGCGCAGGCCAACGACATCACCAAAATCGTCCAGGATCGCCTGCTCCTGGACGACGGCAAGCAACTCCTCAATATCGTGAGGGTGATTTGCGGTGCAGACCAGGATGGAGCCGTCCGGTTCGGGCACATTGCCGATGAACTCGATCAGGCCGCTGGCCCACACGATCATTTTGCGGATCGTCATGCAGCTATCTCCAGTTGAGGAAGCGCGCCCACCCGGCGCAGATCGAAGTCACGGTCGATCAGCTTCTGGGCGGCGGTGCGGGGCGGAATGATGCGGGTGATGGTTTCGGTCGCGCGCTCGCGCGTATCCCAGACATACCAGGCATAATCGGTCTTTCCGCGCTTCCAGGCGGTCAGCTTGCCAGTGGCCGGATCGCGATAGCCCAGCGCATCGCCGGGCGGCATCGAGGGGCGATCGCAGAACTCCAGAATGAAGCGCGGCGGATACTGCTCGGCGAACAGCGGATAGCGCTTCTCGCTAGCGCGCCAGCGGATTGGCAGCAGCGCGCAGACCAGGCCGTCAGCAAGCATCAGGGCACGGCGTACGCAGCGCTCGGCGATGTCCTGCTCATAGCCATAGGGCGGGTTGAACACGATGTTCAGCCGCGCCATGCGCTCCATCAGGTGAACCTGCTGGCCGAGGAAATCATGCTCGCCCATGAACAGCCGGCGCGGATCGTTCGACCAGCGATCGACCAGATCGGTGCCGACAGCGGCGAAGCCGGCGACAGAGAAAGCCGTAGGGATCGTGCCCAGGCCGCAGCACGGGTCCCAGATCATCGCCGCAGGATCGAAAGCGACCATCTGCATCAGCGCACGGACGGTCCAGGTCTGTTCGACGTACCAGTCCTGCGGATGGCGATCGGGGGCGATCATGCGCCACACCGTTCGGGATGGGCGCGGCGCAGGGCGGCGAGCAACGCATCGGAGCTGCGGGCTGTTGCAGCCTCGCCGGTCGCCAGATCGGTTGCACCCTCCCGCATGTAGGCGACAATTTTCTGTGCCGTTTCCCGACGAATATTCAGACGCGCGGCAATCTCGCCGTAGGACCTGCCTTCGTCCCACAAGTCCATGATCGCGGTTTCAAGCGCGGCGGTCGTGATCCCATATTTGCCACGTTCGCAAGGCGCGCCCGTGCCGCCACGGCTCTTCGCCCGATGCCCGCTCGCCAGCAGCGCGCTGGCAGTGCTGACGGTAACGCCGAGCGCATCCGCAATCTGGCGATTGCTTGCCCCCGAGGCTTGGAGCGCCAGCGCACGCGCCGTCCGGGTTTCTCCCGCATCGTTGGTCACAGACGCCTCCCATTGGCATAGGTGACGCGCGCGCCATCGGCCGCGATCGCCACGGTGGACATCGATTGTGCGGGGGTGCGGGGCGCGCGGCGCAGATGATCCTGGCAGTCGCGGAAGGCGACGCCATAGGCCCGGTTCAACTGCTCCTGATCGTCGCGCGGCGCCCGGCAATGAGCGGCACGGGCGGCGTTATAGGCCGCCAGCACCGTCTGACGCAGTTCCAGGGGCAGCGCGAACCAGTGATCCTTGCAGAACCAGCCCTTGGTGATCTGGGCACGGCATCCTTCGGCCGAGCAGCTGGTATGATGGCGGGCGCCTATCATGACCGGTCCTCGGCGCGCATCCGGCGTTCGAGTAGCGAGAGCCGCGTTTGAACAGCTGGCGGGTAGACGCGGTGAGCGGCGCCGACGACAGCGGGCAAGCCGCGCCAGACCTGGGCGTGATCGGTATGGATCACCTCCGGCCGGCCAAGGCGGCGCGCTATCTTTTGGATCGCGGGAGCTACAACCCGGCGATCCGTGCTGCTGATTTCGGCGGTTTCGAAGCGATCACATGGCTGAGTGAGGACACAGAGCCTGAATTTGCCATCCCGCTTGCGCAAAATATCGATGGTCCAGCTGCTCATGAGCGCGTCCCCACGAAAATTTCGAAGACAAAGCGGCCCCACTGGATCACCAGCACGCGGCCATCGAATTCGTCGTCGTCGCGTCCAAGGCCACTCGACAGGCTCGGCAGGATGCCGATGCGCGGGAGCCAGCTGGGCCGGCGGCGACGCGGGGAATCCTCTCGATCGACGGCCATGCCGTCGCACCGGGTCACGACAACCGCGCCCGAGAAATCTGGCAAAGGGGACACGTCGTCAGTGCGAGGCCAACCCGGCGAGCCGACGGAATTGACAAGGTTTGCCAGCTTCACGCCCTCAACCATCGCCTTGATATCGGGGTTGAGGTCATGGACGGACGGCAGGCCCAGATAGGCGCGCGTCCGGCCCACGGCCTTGTTCAGCTGGCCGATGCTCCAGCCGCGATAAGGCTCGACAATCTGTGCGGCGAGGATGTCGCGGAGCAGCTGATCCTGCTCGATCAGCATCGTCATGCCAGCCTCGCCAGCCTCGTACAGGCGATCGTCCATGTCGAAGACTTCCTGGACGTCTTTCAGGCCTTCCAGGACCTCGGAAAGCGCGCGGCTCATTCTTCGATCCCCTCTTCGGCGATCCGAGCATCCAGCGCCGCGCGCAGCGCCAGCAGGGCGCTGGGCTTCATCACCTTCACGATCTCGGGCGCGATCCGCGCCTGATCGCCCGCCGACAGCCGGAAGAGGTTCTTCGTGGTGTTGTTCATGAACTTGGTCGCGCCGGTCGGCGCCGCGCCGCCCTTGGGCTTCGACAGGCCCAGCCCGTCCATCGCCTCGGCCAGCGTCATGTCCGGCGTATCGACCAGGCTTTCGATCAGCGCCTGGCGATCGCCCATGTCGCCGATTGCGGCGATGTCGCGGAGGGCTGAAGCGTTTTCACCCACAATGGAATGCGTGGCCAGCCCGCGCCAGAGGCCGGGGAACGGCGCGATCAGGGCACGGTGAAGGGCGAGGTCACGAAACATTGCGCGACGCGACATTCCCAGCGCTTCAGCGGTCGCTTCGGCCCAGCCGTATACCAGTGCCAAGTTGGCACTGGTATGATCCGCCTCAGCCTCGACAAGATCGACATCGCGTTCGACGCCGGGCGCCTTAGCCTTAACGGCATCCCAACGAGCGCGGATCGCGATCTGCTCGGGGGACAGGTCACCATGCTGCTCTTGCAGCCGCGCTTCGGCGGCGTCGGCGATGGCGCGCACAAAACTGGCGCGTTCCAACGGGCTGCGCGATGGCCGCGCCGCATTTTCCATTGCCTCGATCTGAAGCGCGTCAGCTCCAGCCTCGACAGCAATCGCATCGATCACGGCGAGGCCTACCATGCGCGCGCCTTCAAGGCGGTGATGGCCCGCGATTAGGGTCCATGGCGCCGCGGCGCGCGGCCCACTGGCGCGCACGATGATCGGCACGATCTGCCCGTCTTCTGCCATGAGCTGACCCAGCGCCTGGGCTTTGTCGGGATGGAAGGCGCCTAGCCGGTCGCCAATCAGGATTTCATTCGGGGAAAGCGCCATTACGGCGCCGGTCGGCTCCACTACCTTCTTTGCTGCGGTGGCCATGTTCAACGGGCCTCCGCATTTTGACGGTGCATGTCGCCAGCCCGTACGCTATTGTCCCGAATATGGGACTTGAACCGACCAGGAAAGAGGCGCTCAACCGTGGTGTTAAGCTCCACCGCTATGGCATGCGCAGTTTGCGCAACTGCACGACCGCGCAACACGTCACGCGTCGACTGACGAGGGAGACCGCGTGCAGCCTCAAAGGCGGCCAAAGAGCCGTGCCTTTTCCTAATTTCCGCCTTGATGTCCTCTTTATGGACGGAGCGCTTTAGCATGTCCGTTTCCCGAAATATGTTGTCCACAAAAACGGACGTTATATCCCAGAATAAGGATGGTCAAGCAGCCGACGCTAAAATTGCGTTCGGAGAGCGCTTGCGCGCGAAAATCGTAGCGTCAGGGCTTAAGGATGCTGAGGTGGCGCGCAGGTCTGGCATCAGCACCAGCGCAATGAGCAGCTACGTAAAAGGACGATCTTTCCCCAATTCCGAACAGCTCATCCCACTTTGCGATGTCTTAGGTGTGGAGCCGCGATGGCTTGTTAGCGGCGTTCAGCAGCCTCGACCCGTGGTCGCCGTGGAAGACGCAGAATGGGAAGACATCCCTTTCTTTGATCTGAGGAATATTACGGATACCGGAAAAGGAGAGCCGCAATCCTGGACCCCATTCAGAAAGGACTGGCTGAATAGGACGCTCGGCACTTCTTTCGATCTCTATCTGGTTCGGTTGTTGTCCGATTATCAAAGCCGCAACGGTGATCGCGATTTGTCCGAAGGCGATCTAGTATTTGTACGGGAAATTACCCCCGGTGAGTTAGCGGATGGGCATGTTGTGATTTGGCGGCGAGAGGGCGGCCTCACAGTGGCGCGATACTCAGTGCGCGCAAGAGATGAGGGGGACGTGATTCACCCCCAAGAGGTGGCAGATGACCAGTTCGTGCCGATCTGCCGGATATACGGGAAGTTCCTTCAGAAAATGTGACCGTTCACCGCGCGAACGGGTCGTTCGCCAAGCTACAGTTCAGGTCAGATTTTTGCTTCCACTCCCGGTACTTGGCTTCGTTCTGATCATCCAAGTATGCCGAGGCTACGGCTTTCGATTGTGCGCAAAGCGTTTTGTAGCGGTACATGCCGACATCACCTGGCTGGCGCTCAACCATGTGATACTTCTCTTCTTCTTTCGCTCCCGCGCTGGAGCAGGCCGCAAGGGCGAGAAGAGGCAAGACCATGAAGTTGCGCATGCGAGACACTCCTACGATTCGCGCCATCCTATAGCTGCCAAGGTAAAACAAAAGCGTCCCATTACCGGAACCGCCTCGGACTGTTCCAATTTGACTATCATGTTCCCTTTATGTTCTCATTGTTCCGCCGACCCGAGTCGGCGGATGGAGGAACGATATGGAACATGCAGACCCGTCCCAGTTCGCCAGCGTAAGCAAACCGCCTTTTGGCCAGTGGCTGATCGAACAGGAAAAGCGAGAAGGCGCGATCGGCGAGCTTGCCAAGCACGCAAAGGCTGATCGCAGCTTCCCCAGGAGCGGAACCGTCAAAGATGTCTGGAAGCGGCTCAACACCATGCAGGTTGAAGGCGACCTCTATGACGCGATGGAGGAAGCCGAGCTGGATTATCTGGCGCTATGAACGTCCGGCGTCGCGATCCCGCTTTTTGCTTCGCTGTCATGGGTCGCCCTAGGGCGCCATGGCGGCCAAGCATCCAACAGGCCCGCGCCGACGCGCTTGATGCTGGCTTTGGTTCATGGTCGGACCATGCGCCAAAGCCAGGTCGCGAAAGACGTATCTATCTCGACGCGCTTGCCGAAATCTGGGCCACGCAGGAATTGGTGCCCGCGATCCCGCGCGAAGTAGTCGAGCCTGACGATCGCCGGCCCCAGCCGGCCGACGACTATGAGGGCCTGTCGCGCATCGATCGGATCATCGCCCGTCGCGAAGGAAGGATAAGTTAATGCCCAGTCGTCGCCGCAAGGGCGAACGCCCGATCGATAAGAGCCAGTTCTATCGCCCCTACGACAGCACCCACCCGGTCGCCCACGCGATCAAAACCGGATCGCGCTGGTTCCTGGCCTGGCAATTCCAGTACGGCTTCAGCGATGCCCGCCTGGTCAAGCAACTGGGTATGTCGCCGGGCCGCCTGCGACAGCTCGACCAGGACGCCCCGATCCTGCCGGCCGAGGTGGATGCGCTTGCCGCCACCTATGGTGTCCAGCCGTCCGACATCATAGCTTCACTGCCCGATCCGGAGATGCTGCTGAAGGAATAGGAAAGGTGGATGGCCGCTTCGAAAAATCCGTCCCAGTTCGACCATAGAACTGCTGCCGCTGGAACGGCCATACATCGCGCCAAAGTCCAACAAATCCGGGGCGTTCCGACAACTGGGACCCGATTTCCGAACTGGGACCTCCTTGGTCCCGGTTCATTTTATATTGAACGATGGCGCGGGCGCCCCGGCATGGCCCAGTGATAGCCTTTCAGAGGCCTGAAAGCCCCATTTATAAGGCTCTAAGAGAACCCGCGCCCACACCCCTCTTAGAGCCTCTTACGCATAGCGGTTTCAAAACGGTCTGGTCCCGGCACTGTCAATTTGACAGATCATTATAGACACAGGATCGAAGCGCCAATTTTTCAGCGAAACCCCGAAAAGCCCCGATTTTTGGGCGTTCTTGGCCACACTATCCCGCACAATCCCGGACTATCCCGCCTTTCAACCCCTCCTGTCCCCTTTCAAGCGCCTTTTGCCGGCGGCGCTGGACCGAGGAGCCGATGCCCATGGATTCGCGATATTTGGCGACGGTGCGGCGGGCGATGTCCATGCCCTTGGCGCGCAGCAGGTCGACCAGCGTGTCGTCGGAGAGGATGGCATGGGCCTCCTCCGCGCCGATCAGCGCCTTGATATGGCTCTTGACCGCCTCGGCCGAGACGGCGCCGTCGCCATCCGCCGCCGCGACGCCGCTGGTGAAGAAATATTTGAGTTCGTAGAGGCCGCGCGGGCAGGAGAGATATTTGTTCGAAGTGACGCGGCTGACGGTCGATTCATGCATCTCGATCGCGTCGGCGACCGCGCGCAGCGTCAGCGGCTTGAGATAAGCGACGCCGTTGCGGAAGAAATCCTCCTGCTGGCGGACGATCTCGCTCGCGACCTTGATGATCGTCTTCTGCCGCTGGTCGAGCGCCTTCACCAGCCAGTTGGCGCTGGCGAGGCAGTCGGCCAGCCAGGCCTTGCTCGCCTTGTCCTGCGGGCCGCCGGCCAGTTCGACATAATAGGTGCGGTTGACCAGCACGCGCGGCAGCGTGGCGCTGTTGACCTCTATACCCCAGCCTTCGCGGGTACGGCTGACGAACAGGTCGGGCGTGACCGGCGTCGCGCTGTCGCTGGCGAAGCGCAGGCCGGGCTTGGGATCATAGCCG